TGATCACCGGTAAAAATAATTACAGGGCATTTAGCTCCGACATGGGCTTGCCTGATATTATGACAGACCCAGATCTGTTGGCTACAGATTATGCTTTTGACACGGCAATGTGGTTCTTCAATACAAACAAGTTATTCGACATCGCAGACGATGGTGTGAACGACGAAACAATTTTAAAGATATGTCGCCGGGTAAATGGTGGCACTCACGGCCTTACGGACAGAACAACTGAGACAAACAAGATTTATGAGTGGCTCAACGCATAGTAACAATATTGGTAGAGCTGGGGAATTTCTGGCTCTATCAAGATTAGCCTTTGCTGGCATTTCTTGCATTTTAGTACAGCATGAAGTTGACGATGCGTATTTAAAAACGCCAAGCGGCGAACTGCTGACTTTACAAGTTAAGACTGCCAGCAAGAAAACTGGGAATAAGACCCAGTATCGGTGGGGAACAAGCCCAGTGGGAAACAATAAAAAATCCGATATATATGCATTGGTGGCGTATGATATACGAAAGATCTATTGGGCTAGGGGAGATGATCCAATTATCAAAAAAACATCAACTCGCTTGTACCCAGAACAGTTTGTAAATGAAGACGAATTATTAAAGCAAGTAATAAACAGCTTCATAGATTAAATAAACTGCTTGAAGATTTATGTAAATTTACATAATAAAACGTGTGGGTAAAGTCGGGCATGGCTTTCCCACACGATACATTATTTTTTCTTAAAGTAAACGTAACGCAATGACCTTGCCCCTGCGTTACCAATAATTGGTGTGGTTCGCTCGTAAGCGCGGTCAACTAAATTTTGCCTATACAAGACATTTAATGACCAAGCCAGATCTGAAACACCAAGGCCAGTGCCAATCGCAACCATTGTTGTCGTTGCGCGTTTGCCCCTGTCTATATACTTTAGTATAGTTTCAGTTTTCTTTTTTGATATTGGCTTAATTTTCCTGAGATCATTATCACTAATAAAACTTTTATGTGATGATTTGTTAACAGTGATTTGGCGTGGCCTCTCAAAAGTTTTGTTAATCTTATTTCTCAGGCCACGTTTGATTTGGTTTTTCTCAAAATTGTAAAGCAAGTGAGAATACATAATTTCAAATTTATGCGTAGGCTCATCCATCATTGCTTGGGCGACTTGTTCTTTCGTCGCATAAGCGAAAGTTGGTGTTCGAGGTTGTTCAGTATCGCCAGTTGCTCCTGCATCATCCAGATGTAAAAGCTCTTGGTTCTCTTTTCTGTTCCCTTCAGATCTTCCTGCACGTTCTCGTTCAACTTTATTGATCTCGTCACAGCCTTGTAACAATCTTTTGCATTCATGATTTATCTCCTTATTCATCATCATGTCCTTTAAATTTTCCATTGGCATCCAAATCTGGAACACGGGTTCTAGCTTTTGGCATTTCTGGTAGTATCAAGCCAGTGCCAGCGCAATTTGTGCAATCAGCTTTTTCATACAGGTAAGTTTCATGAAAGATATTATAATCTTTCTCGAATAGCGTTTCGCCTGCTCCATTACATTCTGGGCATGGATAATATTTACTTGCCATTGGATAATCCTTTCGGCCTAAGTTTTGGTACAATAAATGATGAGCTGACGTGGCTAGTTTCAATGCACTGAGCCATACTGTCCATTTTCTCATATGGTTTGTAGACTGCTGGCAATGCGTCGCCACACTCACGCGCACTGCGATACAGCGTGGTGTCCTGTAGCTCCACGCCGCCAATGACATATGTGAGAACGAGCGTTGTATAAAATGTCATGTTATAATATCCATTCTTTATGTGAAATTGGAACGTGGTTTAAACTTGCTTTATTTCTCGCATTAGAAGATGTTGGTATGTCTTCTAAATCATATCTAAGTTTTTTTTCATTAAAATATAACTTATCATTTATAGAAACAACATTTCCTGATTTTACCCAACGTACTAATTCATTCCAATGATCTTTAGTTGCATATGACCACCCAATGTAACGAAATGTTTTTTTAGCTTTTATATTGTATTCATAATATGAAGCTCTCGTAGTCCAATAATGCATTATTGATCCTTCCATATATGCGCTAGAGTGTCAGAGACATGCTCAATGAATGATGACATTACTTTATCTTTAATTTGGTCTAGTGGTGTGCCAAGCTCCAAGCCAAACTTACGCAAATGGTTTTGTACTTCATACAATGCCGTCCTGCCAAGATTTGGGATGCGTAATAATTCTGCTGGAGTGTAACTTAATAAATCGTAATTATAAATTTTCATATGATCTAATTCATTTCTTATTAGATTATAGGTACGCACCGATAGGGAAGGTCTATCAATTTCAGCAAATAATGCCCTATGCAAAGATGGATCAATCCTTTCAAAGCTATTATATAAATTACTTCTCAACTGATTTTTATCTGATTTTTTAATTTCATCATGAAGAATAAAAAACTGTTTCATGTATTCAATTTCACTTGCATAACCCCTTGGCATTGGCTCAATTTGGTCGCTAAATCTGTGAGCATAGCCTATCTCAGTGCAAATATATTTACAGCCACCATCCAATTTATCTATATAATTAGGTATAACTTCACCTATTATTTCGTCGGCTGGCTTCAACGATGTGATGCCAGCCTCTAATAAAAGTTTTCGTGGAAGGTACACTTGGTCGTGTTCCTTATGAGTGAAAGCAAAGCCAAAGCCATGCTCGTGAATTGATTTAATAATTAATCTTTGCATTTTATTCTCTTTCTTCAGCTAATGTTTGTGTTCTAAAAAATCCCTCGTATTGAGGATGTTTAATCATAAATAAACGTGCATAATATGGCGTATAGTTATTACTCATTTTAAACTCTTTGCCATTTGTTTCAATATCGGTATGCCACCTAATGCGCTCAAAGATTGCTTTGCTACTATACTGGTCACGGCCTCGCTCGATCACCTCAAATGTAAAATGTTCGAACAACAAAAAAATCATAGGGTTATCGTTATGAAAAATCCACCACTTGCGCTTGATGTCCTCTGACATCACTTCACCCCCTCTTCCAGATGCTCTTGTATTCTGAGCAATATTATATTCATGGCAGTTGAAAGCTCTGACAGTGGGGCTTCCTCAGCCACGCGATTGATATTATGCCAAGCACTTTCCCTATGGGTGACAATGCTCTTAACTGCTGGCTGAGGGTTTTCCTCAAGCGGAGCGCTGTATCCCTGATAAGCATAATCATTGACTTTATACTTATTTAAGAAAACCAGCAAATCGGCTTTATTAGTAGGCACATCATACTCAACATATGCGCCCAGTTTTTTTGCATCAGCTTGTGTTCCAGCCCACTGGCCTTTTGGTGTAGTATATAATCGCATTTTATTCTCCTAAGTTTGCGTTAATAATTGTATCCAGATAAACTATAATTTCTGGAAGATGGACGGCGGCTAGGGCAAATAATGCCATAACCAATCCGTCAATGATCATTGAAGCGTTCATTTAGCCACCTCATTGTATGCTTTTTCAGTGATGGCTATTGCAACCATATCCACGTCAATAAAATGACCCTTGGTTGTTGTTGCTACGCCGTCATATTCATCCATATCAATAGCTTCTTTTTTGATTAAACTAGAGATAACACCCCTATATACTTTTGGGTCTAAATTATATTTTGTGAAAATAGTGGGATACTCTCTAGTGCCATCAATTGTCATTTCCCAAGTATCATTATGAGCAGATGTGCCATTTTCAGATTGCCAGTTGCCATCAATATCACCATACTTTTTATGGTTGTCAGCTAAAATGTTAAGAACATTCATTTCAAGATCTGTGTAAGTAGTCATTTTGTATTCTCCGTTAATGTTTATGTTATTTAAGTAATCTAACAGATTATGAGATAGGGTCAAGCACTAAATATATCATTTATATATCATAATGGCGCAAATGCGAGGAGAGTTTCAACGTCAGATATTGTAGTACGTTTAATATCCTTTGGATAACTCCGCCCTCTCTCGCTAACGACAATTGCGTGCCGAGATACTTCTATCGAGCCTTTTGTTGTGACTGCTACATCACTTCTCATCATATGGGATTTGCTGACCCATACTATCTGGTGCTACCCAGAACGTCCCTTTAGGCGCTTAACGCCTATTCCTGTACCAACCCCCAATTTTGCCGAAGCTCAAAAAGTAAGTACCTTTATCTTTTTTAAAGAAAAATTTAAATGGTTTTTTTGGTGCAGTAATAAAAGTTATTTCGTGACTGCCAAATGTAAATAATTTAAAACTTCCCATTATACTGTCTCCTCAACTTGTAATTCTTTGAAGCCAACAAATGCACATTCAAAAACTTGGTCATATTCAGGAATTACTGTGCCATTTTCTCTTTGAGCATGAACAATAAATCTATCAAATGCCATTGAAGATCGTTGACCTAAACCATCTTCTCTATACTTCAAAACAGTTACATCATTGTTATAATCACCATTTGCAATCGTGCTACCATCTTCCAGAGTAAAAGAAGTTTTCTTGATAGACCAAGACCCCTCAATGTTATTTGTCCAGCGATATGCATATTCAAGACAATCATCAGTTGTTCCGAATGCAGATAATTCTGTTGGAATTTGAATTACAGCAACTTTTGTAAATTCTTCAATATTGCCAGTTTCGCGGTTACGATTTGCATGTTGTACTGTGATTTTCATTTTGTATTCTCCGTTAATGTTTGTATTTATTCACTCAATATAGCAGTTATTCAGATGCGGTCAAGCACTAAATATATCATTTATATATCATTATGCCTGACCTGAGAAGTTATTTATGCCGCCACCTCTGCCGTATCTGTTGACCAGTTACAGCCTTTATGCAGTCTGCCGTTTTTGAACATTCGCTTAACACAAACATAATTAACAGAATTTCTGCCAATCCAAAATTTGCCTAAGTTTACTGCGTGAAACAAATCATCTGCATCAAACTCGATAATGCTATCTTCAGTATGTGCATGTAAAACAAATGATGAATTATGTGCTTTTCTTTTCAAGCGCAGTAATGCCGCCTCGTCTGAAAATATAAAATCAGCATTCTTTAATTTTTTAATTTGATTTTCCATTATTTAATCTCCCAATTATTAATGTCTTCATGGTCAAACAGTGTATCTTTCTTCCATGTGATCCACTGATCCATATTTTTTAATGTAGTATTCCAATGAATTTCTCTTGTTCGAGAATGCCTATGCATAGTATATCCATGCGGATAATCGCGGCTGATAAAATAACCAGCCTGCTCAAGCTCGTCACTCAATCTCCACTTTCTGCCAGTGTTACGATTAGACTTTGGATCTTTCCAATCTTTTACAAAATTTTCCATTTATATTCTCCGTTAATGTTTATGTTTATTCACTCAATATAACAGCTATTCAAATAGGGTCAAGCGAAAAATATATCTTTTATATATCATTATGTTGTTGACGCCATCTGAATACCTGTTATGATACTCAAATAACATAAACACAAACGAGGAGATTTGTTATGGATACAATTAAATTAGGCTTTACAATCAAGGCTTCAAAAAAAGATCGTCAATACTTCAATAGTGAAATTGATAACTTTTATATAATGGTTGATGAAAATGAGGGAAATCTTTCAAGTAAAGATTTGGAAATTAGATACTTGGAATTTTTAAAAGATGTCATGGAAGGCAAGGCTCTTACCAAAGAGTATGGCGTTGATGTTATAAAAGAATTTATTGCTGATTTAGATAATCGCTATGATATTGACATTAACCATCGTGACGAGCCTTATGCTATCAGGGGCGCAGAGATGCTCAAGAAACTTGCAAATGGCATGAGAAGGGTTTTAAAAAGCCACAAGGTATAATTAATAAGCACTGTGGCTCAGGTCGCAGTGCTTAGATAATTAAACTAAGGAGAAAACAAATGGTTGATAAGAGAGTATTAATTAATTTTAGTGGGGCGCAACATGACGCCATCGCAGAGGCCGCCAATAAGTCGGGTCTAAGTTTTAGCGCATTTGTTAGGATGTCATCTATTGTGGCGGCGACAAAAGCTGGCGTTGAAGTTGCCAAGCCAGAGACATCTGACGCTGAGAATATACAGGTTGTGGAATGATTATTGTAGGGGTTGATCCGGGGTTCTCTGGGGCTATTGCACATTATTGCACGCGCACTAAAGATCTGGATGTGCAGGACATGCCCACCATACTTAATAATCGTGGAAAAATTGAGATAGATATACATTCTCTTTTGCACATGCTAGAGCCAGAGGCTAAAGATCGTATGGCTGTGATAGAGCAAGTCGCATCGAGGCCGGGTCAATCTTCAGTTGCCACGTTTAGATTTGGTATGGGATATGGCGCACTGATTGCATGTGTGGCGGCAAATAAAACGCCAATGCATCTCGTTACGCCTAGCAAGTGGAAAAAACATTTCAACTTATCATCTGATAAGGATACTAGCCGACAACTTGCCATACAAAGATTTCCAGATCATTATGATCGATTTTCACTAAAGAAGCATGATGGCAGGGCGGAAGCTAGTTTAATATGTCTGTGGGCGGCAGAAGTTTTAATAAAATAAAATGAGGGAGAAAATGCAAAATATTACTGGCCTATCTGTCAGGCCAATTACACGACAGACCGCACTGCCTATGATTGTGGAAAAGCACTA